CCGTAGTCGACCTGAAGACGCTTCTGGTTGAACGTCCAGTCGATGCCGCCGTACGCGAGTGCTTCGCCGCGAAGATACTCGAACGTGTCGAGATGCGGCTGCACGAGCATCGTGTTCGTGAAGTTCAGAATCGTCTCAGCGACGGCCTGCGGGACGTTGCCGCCCCCAGCCTGCACGTCGTCTGCGAACTGCATCAACTCGCGCAGCATCTGCTCAGTGAACCGCGTCTTCGCGGCGAACTTCGCAGTCTGTTCGAGGAACGTGCTGATCTCAGCCGCGCCCACGGGCGGGTACGGCGAGTCCATGCCGACGAGTCCCGCCATGGTCGGGCGGATCGTCATGCGGCCATTCTTGACTGACCAGTCTCGCACGCCGCGCTCGGGGAGCACTGCGTTGAGTAGGTAGTCAGACGGCGGCCGCGTCCCGTTCGCGATCGTGAACGCGAAGTTTGAACCTCGCGCCGATCGCAGAACTTGAAGTGCTTCCGCAAAATTGATCTGCATCGTCTGCTCTCGTGTGTGTATGAGTCAGAGGCAGACGCGCGACGCGCGCGTCAGACGAACGAATGAATGAGTGATCGCCCGACGCTTATCGCGAGTCGGTGTACTGGAAGAACTTGAAGCGGTTGCCCGCCGTGACGAGCTCCGACTTGATGCCGGCAGCGAGAACTCGAGGAGGGCCACCAGACGAGTCGGGCAGCAGATTCTCCCAGAGATAGCCGCCGAAGACGACACCATAGCCCGAGAGTGCAGCAGAGAGATCGCCTTCTTTCGCGTCAGACTCGATGAAGCCCTCAGCGGGATTCGTCGTCACAACGCGCGGGCTCATCTTCCCTGCGCCGAGCGTTAGGCCAATGCACGTCCAGGCGGGGATGAACTTCTTCCCGTCCGTTTGCAGGTACGCGCTGCTGACGTTCGCCCAGTCGATCTGATGACCACCCGCAGAACGGTCAATGGTCTTCTCGTCGACGACGGGTCGCACGCGCCCGAGGACAGTTGTAGTGCGAGACGACATCGTGTAACTCCTGTGTCGAAGTTGAGCGCTATCGTGCGTGCTACTTGCGCTGCGTCCCGCTGGCGTCACGCTGAGCGTTCTGCGCAGCCGCGTTACCGCTGTGCGGCTCGGGCGCAGACACGCCGAACGCGAAGTTGAGCGCGCTCGGCGCACTCGCTCTCGTGTTCAGTGTCTCAAGCGTTTTGTCAACGAGATTGCCGCTCAGGCCATCGCGCGTCGAGTCGTTCGACTGCGCACCGCCCTGAGAAGGCCAATCGACAGACGACGACGCGTCGCTCTGTGTGCCGCTCATGATCGCGGACTTGAACACGTGGCCATTGACGTACTCTGTGAGTACGACGCCCTTGTCTTCTTTCTCGTCACGAGAGCGAACGTGCCAGACTTCTTCGTTCTTCTCGTCGTGACCGCCAGTGCCGTTCGGCGTGCGAACCTTGACCGTCTTCTTGAACAGCACTTTGCCGTCATCGTTGACGGCTTTCGAGAGCGCTGCTGCGTTGAGCTTGTGCGCTGCTGCTGCACTCGTCGAGACTTTCTCTTGCTTCAGGTTCGCGTTCTCAGTCTCGATCGTCGGCAGCGTCTCGATCTTGGGCGCGAGATCAGCGAGCGACAGACCCGCTTTCTTCGCTGCTGCGACAATCGCAGCAACAGCTTTCGCTTCGTCGCCCTTGAACAGTGCGTCGCCTGTCGCTGGAAGCAGCGCTGCGACGCGCGTGTTCTCTGCGAGAGCAGCGTCACGCTGCTTTCGCGCTTTGTAGCCAGCACGAAGCGCGTACTCGATGCCCTTCGTGTTGTCACCCTTGTTGCGATCCAAGACGGCCTGCACGGCGCGCCCGAGATCAGTTTCACCAGCGACTTCAGCTAAGATCGCAGCGAGATTGGCGCTCGTCGCCTTCGGAGCACCATTGCCGCTGCCACCTGAACTCTCGCCAGTGTCGGGCGAGCGAAACGCCGCTGCCCACCATCTGTTACGCATGTTGTACGCTCCAAACGCGGAGTGAATGAAGCGCGCAACGCGCGCGCGGGAATATCTATCTCCCGGTCAATAGTGAACCGAGCACACGTTCTCGCGCAAGATCACGTTACAGCTATAACGCTCATGCTGTCGGTCGCTTGCGATCTTTCTCGCTCTGTTTCTGCGTCAACTTCGACTGGCCCTGACGTTTACCGGGCTTCTTCGCGCCGCTCGGACGCCCGCCGCCAACGCCCTGACCGACGCCAGCTTTCGCGCGCGTCTCAGCGACGTTGACTTGCGTTTCGAGTTGCGCTTGCGCTTGCTCAGCTTCGCGCTCGACAGACTCGTCGAACGATGCGCCGATGCGCGCCAGTAGCTCGGGATCGAAGCCAACGAGTTCGCCAGCGAGTTCGCCGTGCAGCTTCGAGTCGATGAACATCTTGAACGCGTTCGCCTGACGAATACGCAAGTCGATTGCGCCGCCTTCTTGCGTGTCGATCTTGTCGCGCTCTGCGTCGACGTCGTACACGCCGATCGCTTCTTGTGCCGTTTCGAGCGCGATGACGCCCTTCTCGTACGCTGTGATGTAGCTCGCGCGCTCGTCAGTCGAGACGGGGCCGATCTTCGTGCGACACTCGAACACGGCGCGTAGCTGCGACGTGTACTTGCCGGGAGTGCCCATCATGTGCTCTGCGGCAGCGAGCGACGTTTCGATGAACCAGCGGCCCATGCGATTGATGCGCGTCGCGAGTTCGTCGCTCGCGCTCTCGAAGCCCGCGCGACCTTGCTCTTGAGAGCGGCCAGAGTTCGCGTTGTCAGCGCTGCGATTGAGGATGTGATCTTGCTCGCCCTCTTCGAGCATTGCTTCGTACAGCCCGCGCGCGCCGCGCAGCGTCGGTGTCGGATCGACAGGCGGTGTCTCATGAATGCCGACAGGCGTTAGGGTCTTCGTGCCGTCTTTGTTCGCGACTTCTTCGCCCTTGATGTAGTTCGTGTAGCCCGCGCCGAACGTCGGTATCTCAGTGACGATGTACTTGCCTGTGCGCTTGTTGTTCGCGTCGACTTCCCAATAGCCGGGGAGCTTGCCGTTCGTGATGATACGGTTGAGAAAACCCGACGTCGTGATGTTTCGCGGTAGCATCGTCAGCGCGAGGTTCAACGCGCGCTGAAGCTGAATCATCTGCTCCGTGATGATCGGCTCCATCGTCGCTTCGTAGACGAGCAGACGACCGCCGAGTTCGAGCGGCACAGCAGCAGATTCCTTGTCGCCGTCAATCGTGCGCACGAGCGTCTGTTCGCCCTTCTCGTCGAGATACGTTAGCTCGACGAGTTCGCGACCCGACGCGCTCGACTCGTCAGCAATCGTGTACTTGACGACACCGCACTTGCGCTTCGTCTTCGCGTCCTCGTACACGACGCTGTCGAACGGCGTCGGATGCTCAGGGTACAGCTTCGCGAGCGCGTCGTCGAGCGTCGTCGACGTACCAAGTCGTCGCGTGCGCGTGCCGTCAGCCGACTCGACGCGCACTTGCCGCAGCCCGTCAGGCACGTAGATGCGCATGATCGCGCGACCAGACGGCATCTGCAACGTCGTGATGATCTTCTGAAATAGCTCGTGAATGCCGCGATCATCCCACCACAGCGTTAGGCTGCGCGACGCTTCGTCGATCAGCTTCTTCAGCTTGTCGGGAATCTTCTTTCGCTTCGGTTTGCTCTCTTTCGCGAAGCGCTGACGATCACGAGCGCGCGCGTTCGGGTCAGCCGTCTCTTTCGGCGGCGGAATAATCGGTGACGGCTCGCTGTCTGTCGTTTCTTCGAGCGCGTTCATGTCGCGCGGCACGAGCGCCCAGCGCGGCTCGCGACCCATCGCCGCGCGACGGAAGCGACGCGCGATCTCGCGCACGACGTTGCGCGAGACGAAGCCAGCGCCGATCTCTGCCCACGCTTCTGTTACTTCTTGCTGCGGGTCGTCCACCGGATCGGGGTGCGGCCCGATCCAGCCCCAGCCACCCTGCCAGTGATTGCCCTCGTACATCTGCTGCGCGCGATAGTGAATGGGCGAGAGCGCAGAGTTGATCGCTTGCGACGCGTTCTGCGTCTTCCACTTCGAGAACGGCGTCGCGTCGAGTGCTGGCGTCGCGACGGGGAAGATCGAGCCGACAATAGCGGCGTCTTCGATTTCGTGACGATAGATCAGTTCTGAGCCGATCGGCATACAGTCACCCTCTCCCGCGAACAGCTTGGTTTGCGAGCTTGTTATGCTGCGACAGGCGACGTGACGAAACGCTCGGCGTCGTCCAGTTCTCATCACGCTCGGGCCAGTCGAATGCAGCCATCACGACGGCATCAGCGTAGTCGGGCGATCGTCCAATCTCTTCTTTTACCTTGTCTTTCGGCAAGACTTGAATCACACGATTCGTGATCTTGTAGCGATGCGCCGTCAGTTCTTGGATCAACTCCTTCGGGCAATGCTTCTTCAGCGAGAAGAGGCCCATGCGCAGCTTCTCGCGGAACTCCCAATACGCTTGGCTGCGCAGATCAGCGAACTTCCACATCGAGATAACACCGGGCTTCACTTCGCGCTCGATCGGTGTCGCGCCGCTGACGAAGCGATTGACGTCGAAGCCGTTCGCCGTGAGATCGTCAGCAGGCCCGCCACCGAGCCCGACGACGTCGATCGTGTAATTCTCTTCGTCGATCCCGAGGTCGTTCGCGCGTTCGAGCGCGCGCTGCCACATGATGTTCGTGATCTCTTTCGAGCCGTCATCGGCCATCGGCTCTGTCTCTTCGAGCGCGTTGCCGTTGATGTGCGCGAAGACGATGATGTCGCCGCCGTACGCCGCGACGTCGAGCCCTTCTTTGCGAATGCCGTCGACGGGCCGGACTTGCTTCGCCGTGACGATCATGTCAGTCGTGATCAACTGATTCGGCGCGCGCACCTTACCCCAAATGCCACGCACGAAACGATCGTACTCTTCTTTCGGCAGATTCTTCAGCGATTCGAGATATTCGTCTGTGACGAACGGGTTATCGAGAATCGTCGCTGGCATGTAGAAGAACGGCGCCTGAAGCGTGCCCTCGTGCCATGGGTCGTAGAACACATCGCGCACCCAATTGTCGGCAGGATTGAACGTGTAGAACACCATCGGCGGCGGCTGCTCAGGCCCGTACTTCTTGAACGCGCTGCGCTGATCCATGCCTGACGCGACTGCGCGATTGATCGCTGTCTGCTGCTCAGCAGTCGGCGGGATGATATACGAGCCCGCGCGCTCGATCATCTTGTAGTGCGTCTTGATGTTTAGCTCGTTCGCCTCTTCACCGAGAAAGCCGTTCGTCTCGAACCCCTTGAATCGGTCAAGATCTGGATCCGTTTCGAGCGATTCGGCCATCAAGATCAGCTTCGAGCCGTTGAGCGCTGTCCACGTCCATTTCGACTGATTCAGCGGCCCAAGCCAGCCGCCCAGGTAGTTCTCTCGGAACTTCTCGACAGACGGCACGACTGTACGTCGCAAGTCAGGTAAGCTTGCGCGCACGACGCCGTAACGACTGCGCGGGAAGCGCTGCATGAGCATGAACAAGATCGCGAGCGTCGTGAACGTCTTCGTGCCACGAATCGCGCCGCCGAGCGCCATGTAGCGATACTTACCCGTCAGCATCGCGCGCCAGAACTCGTTCTGTTTCGCAGTGAACGTGAAGCTCGCTGCTTCTTGCTCGTACTGTGCTGCGCGCTCTGCTGCGCTCTTAGCTGTCGTTGTCATGCGTCGCGAGATCGTAGCTCGCAACGCGCGCGCTCTGCTGAAGGTGAGCGCGACAGCCGCAGCACGTCGTCACGCGATGCGTGCGATTCTGTGCGCGGCGATAGAACTCGTGCAGCGGCCTGACGAAACCGCAGACGTCGCACGTCATTCTTTTTTCGCGCTGTCGTCTACGACTTCTGCTGTCGCGCCGAAGAAGAAGTGAGAGCGACCGTCGACGTTCCAACTGACGTTGTGATTCACGCTCTGAATCGCGCCACCGTCTTTGCCGGTGATCTCGACGCTCTTCGTGTTGCGGAACTTCCCGCGACTCATGTTTTCGAGCCACCACTGACGCAGGCCGTCAGCGCTGTTCGTCGGGTCACTCGCGCGCAAGAACGCTGCGTCTTCGACGCCTGCGGTGCGCACTTCGTCGACGACGTCGAGCATCGACTGTACTTCGACGTTGAACTCGTGATCAGTCTTGCGCCATCGCCATATCGTGACGCTCGACACGCCGATCTTGTCGCACGCCATGCGCACAGTCATCGGCTGATTCTCGTAGACAGCCAAGAACTGTCGCTTCTTCGCTGTCATCTCGTCGCGAATCTCGTCAGAGTGCAGATAGCACTTCCCCTCTTCGCGATCGGGAAAGCCGAAGCCCGCTTCGCGCGTGCACGGCTTGCCGTTGTTCATGATGCCGCCGAAGTCCCCGCACAGCTTCACGCCCGACGAAACGACGTACTCAGTCGAGCGATGATGCAGCGGCTTCGGCTCGTGAATCGGCGCTTCTCGCAACGGCTGAGCCGTGACGAGCGCCAGTCCTTCGTTCGGCGTCGTCACGGCTTTGTCGTCTTCGGGGAGCTCAACGGGCGCAGCTATAGGCTGTCCGTAGATGTTCAACGCAGGTTCGCTCATCCCTTCTCGCGGCCCTTGGTCTGGTGATCGAGCAACTTGTCGAGAACGTCGCTCGTGAAGTACCGAGCCTCGTCAGCGGGCACGCCAGCAGCACGCATGCGCGTGTAGAACGCGCCGACGCTCGCGCCGATGACAGCGTAGTCGCGCGCATGCTCTTCGACGATCTCAGTCTTCTCGATCATGCTGCGATTTTCTCCGTGAAGCTGGCGGCCTCGCCGTTCCACCTGAAGATGAGCGTTTCTGCATGATCTTTCGCAAGATACACGATGCCGTCAGCGCCCCAACTACCGCCCCATGTATTCTGGAGCTTGAGCGCGTCGCGCTTCTTGTCGAACCACAACGCGCAGATCGCATGCCCGCCGAGCACGCGACCAGTCGGCTCGATGTAGTACCCGTCTCGACGCTTGATTGGTACGTCCATGCCTTCAGTCCAGTCAATGCCGAGGATCACGGGCGCGCTACCGACGCGCGAGATGTAGTCAACTAGCTCTGCCCAATCGCGAGCCCACACGTACGCGCTCGACAGACCGACAGCAAGTAAGTACTCTTGCCCCGCGCGAACGCTCGTGCCTTCGTAGTTCGTGCCCGGCCACTCGTCGTTCGCTTGCGCGTAGTCGTACAGGTTGTTGTGCGCGATACCGTTATTGTCGACGACTGGCGTGCTGACACGATAGATCGCGTTCGCAGCGTTCTTCGTGTAGTTCAGTGGCTGCGCTGCGAGCGCTGTCGCGTCTGAGTACATCACGCACGTCGGGCCAATCTGATTGAGCGTCGGCCCTCGACGCGGCGCTTGCGTGCGACGCTTCAACTCTGCGCGCGACATTGCGCGCAGAGAGCGCTCCATCGGAAAGTCGAAGTCACGCAGATCGGGCGCATAGATGCGCCCGAAGCGTGACTGGTCTTCTCGAAACGCCGCGCTCGGCGCGATAGTGACAGCGGGCCCCAAGTAACCGCTCATGGCTGATACGGTACGCCGTCTACCGTGATGACGACAGTTCCGTGATAGCGCACAGGTGGCACGTCTTGTCGCAGCGTGCCACCTGGCCCCTTGAATATGAACGGATCGCGACCGTCAGTGAACTGCTGCACGTCGACCCAGCCTTCGCCGGGGTTGACTGCGACTGCACCGAAGATTTGACGCCCGTCGACATAGATGTCGACAGCTTTGCTCTTCGGCAGCGAGTCAGGCGTGTACGTCGTGCTCATGCGACCTTCTTGCGAGAGTTTTTGTGAAAGCGTTCGCGCGACTTGTCGCGCTTGTCAGCGAGAGCAACAGCAGTCGGGTGCGCGCTCCACCACTCGTTGCCGCAGTTACGGCATTCGACGCTCGCGACGCGTCGCTTCTTCATGACGCCGTCTCTGTTCGCGCGACGTCGCTCGTTCGTGCCTGACGCGACTTTCAGACGCTTCGTTTCGCCGCACTCGTAGCACGCGAATGGGCGCTTTGGTCTGTTTGCCATGTTGGGATTGTTCCCATGTCTGAGTGAACGCAGCGCGGCCTCGTGCCGCGCTGACTTCGTGAAGACGATCGCGCTGCCGTTCGCGAGTCGCCACTTCATGACACTTCAGGCGACTTGTAGCTGCGCGTCGGGTCGATGATCGGCTCGACGATCTCGACTTTTCCATGCAGCGTCTTCAGCTTCGGCGGCTGAATCGGCGCGCTGTCGCGATTGAAGTTATCCCCGTCCGTGTGTTCGAGCACGATCACCCATCCTTCTTTCGGGCATATCTCGATCGCGTCCCACAGAATCTGCCCGTCGAGCACGACGTGCGGGTTCAGCAGATAGATGTCTTCGTCGAACGGCGCGTAGATGCGATTGTGCTTGAGCGAGTACTTGAAGTCTCGACGACGACGCGGCTTGACGAGATTCATTCGATTTCTCGCTCGACGGTGACGACGCCGTACAGGCGCTTGTTGACGTAGTCGTCGTTCACGATCTTCGGCACGCCCTGTTCGTTGAAGTTGTCGCCACCGACGTACTCGCGCACGTCACACCACCCACGACGCGGCGATGCTTGATAGCAGCCGTGTATGCGACGACCGTCGAGCGAGACGAGATAGTCCATGTGCTCGGGATTGTCTGCTTCGATGACGTCGGGAAGCTCGAAGCTCGGGATTGTGACGAGGGGCTTCATGTGTCGTCGCTCACGTCAGGCTGCTCGGGTTCGACGAACGCAGCGAGATACGCGTTATGATCGCGCAATCGCTGCTGCGGTTCTGGACGCATCTTCGCGACGTGCTCGGGCGTGTCAATCTCTGCCGCGACCCTGTCTGCTGCGTGTGACATGGGGCCGCCAGAACGCGCAAGCGCGACGAGTGTGCGAGCGCTGATCTTCTGCATCAGACCACCTTGAACGTGTACGTGACTTCGAGCGTGTCGCCAGCCATCATGTTGATCGCCTTGAACTCGCTGCGATCAAGCAGCACGCCTTGCGACGAGTAGACGTCGAAGCGCGAGACATCGCA